TAACTAGTGAAAAAAAATATATTATGGAAATTTTTAAAGAAAATAATAAATTAAAAGCATTTCCATTAATTTTTATTTCAAATAATCAACATTCTAAACTTTTAAATGATCTAAAAAAAAATTGTGAAGAAATAAGATTTGAATATCCATCATTTGATGAATTATATGAACTAATTTATAAAATATGTAATAATGAAAACATAAAAATTAAAAATAAAGAAGTATTAAATGAATTAATTTTATTCTCACAATTTGATATTAGAAGATTAATAAATTTACTTCAAGAATTATCATTTCATTATAATTATATTGATGAAAATAATATAAATAATTTTATTGAAAAATCAAGAGAAAAAAATATTGATACTGGATTATTTGATGCAACTAACAAAATATTAAATAACTATTTAGATTATGAAACAATTATTAAATTATATGAATTTGAAAAAGTTTTATTACCTTTAATGATACATGAAAATTATGCAAAAAAAATTTTATATAAAAATGATGATACGTGGAATAATTCTTTACATACTTTAGTTAAAATTTCAGATTCAATATCAAGAGGTGATAATATTGAAACTAGTATATATACTGATCAAAATTGGTATTTACAAAATATTCATGGATTTTATACTTGTTTAAATACATCTTATTGGATTAATAAAATTAATACTAAATACAAGATATCAAATACACAAATAAAATTTTCTTCTGATTTGAATAAAACATCATTAAAAAATATTAATAGAAAAAATATAACAAATTTATCAAAAATTTTTCCTAATAAAACTATTTATGATATATTAATTATTAATAAAATAGCAAATAATTTGATATTAACAAATAATGAAGTATTATTAATTCAAATACTTCAATATTATACAAAAGACATTACAATTAAAGAAATTGAATTATGTTTAAAAATTGATAAAACTAGTGAGTTTAAATTATTAAATTCTAAAGAAAAAAAAAAAATTATAAAGTTAATAAAAACTATTCAATTATCTTAAAACGTAATTAATTATCATAAAACGTAATTAATTATCATAAAACGTAATTAATTATCATAAAACGTAATTAATTATCATAAAACGTACCAGATTTTTTTAATTTAATAAGTGTATGTGAAAATGATGATTTTGAATGACCAATAATATTAGTTGCATTTAATCCAAACATATAATCAATAAAAGCTTTTTGTTCAAAGTCAAAATTTTTTAATTCATCATCATTTTTACATATTATATTATTTCTATCAGTTTGATCTAAAATATTATTAATATTTGTTGTTGCTATATATATTCTTAAATTTTCATTAAATTTATTAATTACTTCTTTTAATGATAAATTTTTTTTAATATTAAAATGTTTTATAAAATCTAATTCGTATCTATAGTGAATAAAATTATATTTTTCATTATTAATTAATAAATTATTTTTTATTCTATGATATTCATTTAAAATAATCTTTGAAGGTAGAATATAAGGTGTTATATCAATATTATTTTCTATTTTATCATTTAATACCCAAAATTGTTTTAATATTATATATTTTTTATTAAAATTTTTTAACTGATCTAGTATTGGTTGATTTAAATTAATTAATTGATTAGTTAATAATTTAGTATTATAATTTATAGTATTGTTTTCATTGTAATTAATATTCTCAGGTTTTATATATAAATCATATTTTTCTAAAAAACGTGTATCAAATAATTTATTAAAATTAACATTATACCAAGATGTTAAATCATTATTTCTAAAAGAAGCATACTTAAAAGTAAATTTGATATTATTATTTAAACAAAAATTAATAGCAGTATTAATATCATAAAATTGATTACAGAGTCCACTATATGTAATAAATACTAAAATAAAATCATTATCTTTATTTATCAAATTTGATATATGTGTTTTCCCATTTAGTTGAAATATAATAAAAATAATTAAAATAATTAAAATAAAAAAAAAATAATTTTTTTTCATTAAACTATATAATATAATAATTTTACTTAAATATATTCTTCAATAATTTTATTAATTCCAATGAATTGAATATTATTACTTTTATTAATAGGATTTAAAATTATTAGACTGTCAGATAAAAAATTTAAGGTTTTATTAATGACATTAAATAAACTAGTATCATTTATTTGAACAACATCATTTGTTAATAATTGATAAAGAAAAGATGTATTCTCATCATTTTCTAATAAATAATTTTTACTTTTTATTTCATTTATTATTTTTATTTGTTTTTGATTTACACCTGGAATTGAATTTGCCCAAATCCATAATTTTGTATCTGGCTGGTAAATTCCAAAAAAAATATAATTACCAGATATAATTTTTTTATTATTTTCACTTATTATAATATTTTTTGTTAATTTATCAAAATTAATTGTATAATTTTTTTTTATATTTAATTTTTTATTAATTTCAATAAATCTCATATTATTATAATTATTAATTTTATCTAATATATTGTTCATTAATTAGTATCAGAGAAAAAATATCTAATATTAATTAATGAATTTAAATATTGGAAAAATAAGTGATAAAAAAATATTTGTAATATTATTTTTAATTTGTTTTGTTTTTTTTATTTTTGTTTTACCTATGTTAGATAAAAAAAATATTACTGAAAGATTTGAAATAAGAGAAAAATTTGATAATTTAAATATTCCTAAAATTGATAAAAATATTTGTTCAAGACAATGTTGTAAATTTACTCAATGGCCAGTATCATTTAATACTGAAGATCCAAATAGTTCTAAAACAGATTTAAGTAATTTTATTGGATCAAATTTTACTTGTAATTATGGAGAAACTGGAGGTGGTTGTGTATGCTATAAAAAAAGTGATAATGATTATTTGGCTAATCATGGACAAAATTTTACTGATATTGGTGATGTTCCATTAGATTAAAATAAAATTAAATAAAGCTCCAATAAATTATTTAATACTAGTTTAATAATTTAAACGTTTTGATTTATTGTTAAATAAATATCTAAATATTTAATAATGTCAAATTTCCTTGTCGAAACAAAACAAGAATATACTACACAATTAACAAATGTTTTAACACCTTTAATTTATGAAGGAATACAATCAATTTATAGTGAAGTTATAAAAATTTCTTCTTCAGAAAATGTTTTAAAACATTTTCAAATTGCTATGCAAAGAATTCCAAAATGGAATAATGAAATTATTCAAAATGAAACTGAAAGAATAATGAATAATTCAAAAAGTTTTTCATGGTTAGAAGACTTAATTAAAGCAACATTGAAAGCAAATATTATTGTATTAACTTATAATCCATCTGTAAATCAACAGATAAGAGTTGATCCATATTTATATCAAAATATAAAAATTTCTGATTTTATTCATAAAATTTATTTAGAATGTGCTAGAGAGCTATGGAATAATCCGTATTTATTTTATCATAATTATCCACCTATTGAATTAAAAAGAAATCAAAGAGATTGTATTTCATTAATTAAAGATTGTGTTAAAGAAGCAATTAGAAAGTTATTACCAGTTAAACATATATTGCAAATATATTTAGGTGAAGAAATGGAAGTTGGAATACCAGATGATAATTTTGATAAGAGTATTTCTGAAATTGAAGAAAAAAATTTAAATAAATTAATAAAAAAAGATTTAAATTTTTATAGAAATCATAATCCAAATATTTATAAAAATCATAATCCAAACATTTACAAAAATAATGATCCAAACATTTACAAAAAATCTGATTCAATTACAATTAATCTTAAAATAAGTGAAGAAAAATCAGAAAATAAATCAGATAAAAAATCAGATAAAAAAACTGAACAAAAATCAGAACTAAAATCAGAACAAAAATCAGAACAAAAAACAGAGAAAAAACTAGAACCAAATGAAACAGATCAACAAACTATGGATACTGTGGGTGCTAAAATATTAGGAATTATAAATAATAAAGACATTAAATTAACTGATAATAGAACATCAAGTGAAGAATCAGAAAAAAACGTTGAAACAAAAATTAAAAAAATTTTAGATAATGATTTAAATGAGTCAGAAACTTCTCTATCAAATAATCCAAATGATAAATTTAATGAAGTATTTTCTAATAGTATACAAAAAAAAGAAGTAGTTAATAATAATAATAATAATAGTTCAAAAAATAAAGCTAAATTTTTTGCTAACTATTTGAATATTTAATTTACTTTAATTGAAGGTGATACCATATCAATTATTCCAAATGATATTGATGCAATTGCAGAAATCATTAAAATTTCTTTATTATTTATAGAATTTGTAGGAATATATCTAGTAGATATAGCTACAATTAGACCAAATAAAAAGTATTTTAATAATTTTTTTTTTGTTTCTGGATTATTAATATCAAGTTTATTTTCCATTTAATATATATAATTAAATAGAAAATAATTATTTCTTATTTATTTTAATGAATATTAAAAATATTATAATTTTTCTTGTTGTATTTTTACTAGTTATGTGGCTACAACATAATGATGATTTAAAATATGGTAAAGAAAGGAAAGAATTATATGATAAAATTAAATTACCATTAGCTACTTCAATAATGGTACTTTTAATAAAGGATTTAAATTATGAAGAATGTTCAAATATATTTCAATCAGTTATTATATTACCACAAAAAATATCTAATTTTGCAGAAACTAAAAATAATGTATTAAATGATATATTTATTGGACCTCCTGATTTTTAGAAATATCTAAGCTATTATAAATGACTACAAAGAATGTAAGATTTGGAGCTTCACGTCTAGAAATAAAAAAGTTTAATATTGCTGATATGGTAGATCACTGTACTATTGCAATGATAGCTAAAAGAGCATCAGGAAAGTCATATTTAACTAAAGAAATTATGTATCATAAAAAAACAATTCCATCAGCAATTGCAATTAGTAGAACTGAAAAATTAAATAAATATTATGCTGATTTTATTCCAGAGTCATTTATATTTTATGAATATGATTCTTCAATACTTTCAAATATATATGAAAGACAAGGTATGATGAATCAAGACAATAGAAAAAGATTAACTGAAGGTAAAAAAGAAAAAGATGATAGACTTATGTTAAATATGGATGACTGTATGAGTTCTAAAGGAACAAGGTTAAAAGATCCAAATATATTAGAATTATTTTTTAATGGTAGACATCATCATTTATCTTTTATTTTAACAATGCAATTTTCATTAGGTATTCCACCAGAATTAAGATCTAATTTTGACTATATTTTTTTGTTAGCTGAAGATATTACTTCCAATAGAAAAAGATTATATGATCACTACGCTGGAATGTTTCCTACATTTGACATTTTTCAACAAGTATTTAATGAAATTACTGCTGATTATGGGTGTATGGTTATTAATAACAGAATTCATAGTACTAATATTACTGATAAAGTCTTTTGGTATAAAGCTAAACAAACACCATCATTCAAAATTGGATCAAAAAAATTTTTAAAATATCATAAATCTTCTTATGATGAAAATTGGAATGAAAAGAAGAGAGAATTTGATGCTACTTCTTTATGTAAAAAAAGTTCTGTTAAATTGATTATTGATAAAGTTAAATAAATATATGTATTTATAATTTATTTAATTTTATGTTTTATTCTAAACTTAATTTTCCAATTTTAAGTTTATCTTCTAATAATTTTGTTTGTTCATCTAATTCTTTCTTTTTTTCTTCTAATTTTGTTATTTGTTCTTCAATTGTTTCTCTTTTTTCTTTTAATTTATTTTTTTCTACTTTATCTACTGTATCATTAATTAATTCATTTGTTTCATCAATATTTTTTCTTCTATTATCAAGATTTTCTTCTAAACTTTTTTGAACCAATTGATTCTTTCTAAATTCATGATATAATTTTGCTTTTTCTTGATTTTCTTGATACTTTTTCATCATATCATTTAATTGATCATTAGCATGTTCAGTTTGTTTAACATATTTATCATTATCATCAATCATAAATGCACACCATTTGTTACCTTCCATAACATAAACATTATGATTTTGATCTACACCTCTTAAATTTTCAGCATGTTTACATGCAATTTCATAAGTTGCAAATGCACCTCTAAACTTTAATGCAAAAATATTATTTTCTGTTGAATATGATTCTTTTTGATCTTCTGAACGATATTCGTTATTATTGTCAATGGCTTGCTTGATATAGTTTTTACTAAAAAAAGAAACACAAATATATTGTTGATCAGGAGGATTAATTGTATCTTCAGTCAAATAATCAATTTTAGACATATAATTAATATAATAACAATATCTTTAAATAAAAATAATGAATAATTTTAATTATTTATATTAACGAGTTTTAACAAGTGGAACTGATTCATAACCTTGCCAAACACTTGGTTTAGTAAACATTTGATCAAAGATTTGTGTTGGTCTCATGTTATAAGTATCATCAATAGTTGGCATTTTTTCTTCATTTTTAATAGGTTGAGGAATAGATGTCGGTCGATTGTATGCTTTTGATAAATAATAGGTCAAGATAATTAAACCAGAAAATAACATAATAACCGAAATGTTATATAATAGATGATTCATATTATATAATTTTAGATAAAAATATATAAAAAAATTTTTTTTATAGTTTATAGTATATATGATTAAACCTGTTAATAATAAAACTGTTAATACTGATAATACTCTAATAAAAAAAATAATTGCTATCTCCGATGTTGAAGGTTTTGATATTGGTAAATCAATTCCAAAGGCATGCGCGTGTACCGATGCAAAATGTTGTGCTGATAATGAATGTGATGCATGTAAAGATACAGATATTTATATTTGTGGTGATTTACTTGATTCAACCAATTCAAGTTATCCAAAGGATAAAATATTAAAAGAAAAAATATATAATTTAAGAAATATATTAAAAGTTATTAATTCAACAAATATTAATTTAATATTAGGTAATCGTGATTTAAATAAAATTAAATGTTTAGTTTTAAATAAACTAATTGAAAATAATAATAATTTAATTAAACAATTTAATAGTGGAGATATTAATTTTTCTAAATATTCTGATTTACTTAAATTAGTTAAAAATAAAGATCCATGGTCTGCAAAAATGAAAAATTGGTATACATTTTGGGCAGGAGGTGTTGGTAGCGGTAAAAATTGGAAAGCTAATCCAGATTATTCAGATACACCATTTTTAAAACGTTTTAATGACATTTTTGGTCCTGATAATAGTGTTGGAACAATGAGTGCACCACTTTTATTGGATACTATTCCATTAGAATTAAATGTAAATAATGATAGTAAAACTGATGATGAAAAAGCATTTATTGTATTAGCAATATTCAATAGTATGTTAGGAGAAAAAACTGAAACTGAAACTGAAATTCTATGGCCAATGGAAAGTGCAAAATTTTGTAAAGGATGGTTAAGACAATTATTAAAAAAGTCAAAAGTCTGTGATTATAAAATTGATAAAAAAAATATTTATATTTTTTCACATGGTGGAATAACATATGATTTAATTAGTAAATCTAATAAATTAGATAATTTTAAAAAGGAATTAAAATCGAATAAAGATTTATATAATGTTATAACAGATGCTGATAATCTAAAAGGTGGATATTATTCTATGGATAAAAATATTGAAAATATCATTGAAGATAATAAATTTAAAGATGCTATTATTGCTATTAATAAAGCATTTGAAGATTCTATAGATAATATATTTAAAGAAACTGAATTAAAAATAATTCCAACTGACGATATGTTATTTTTATTAGCAATGACAGCACCTTTAAATTGTGATACCTTAAACACTAAAGTAACAACACCATTTTCGTGTAACACAATTGGAAAAAAATCTACTGAATATTTTAGTCCAGTTCAACCAGGATTTCCAATTATGAGAGATCCAAAAAATAATTTCTTTATTAATAACATGACTATTTATCAAATTTTTGGTCATAAACCAATTGGATTTGGTACAACTGTTGATTTAATTGAAAACAAAAATAATAATCAAGTATTTTTAGTCATTTTAGATACATCAAATTCATTTAGAGGATCATCAAACAATGCAGATAGTAATGAGTCCTTTAATTATTTATTGATTGATGATAAAGGTCCAGAAATTAATAGTTTTATTAAATATAAATTTGAAAATATTATACCAATTACAAATTTAAAATTAAGTACAATTGAAAAAGAAGGTGAAGGTGAAAAAGATAAAAAAATAAAAAAATTACATTTAGAAAATTTTTATTATTCAAAAGAAAATCAAAATCCAATTATAATTAAAAATAAAATTGATAATATTAAAGATAATATTAAAGCTACTAATAATAAAAATATTAATTTTCATGGTAAAAGTGGTAATAACTTTATATTTTCAATGAATGGAACTTTATATGATAGATCTTTATTTAATTTAGATAAATATGAATTTAATAATTTCTTAGAATTAAAAGTTCCACCCCAAGAAGGCCTCAAAGGTGGTGCATACTATGATAAATACCTAAAATATAAAAATAAATACTTACAATTAAAAAACAACTATTAAAAAAATTAATAAATATTTAAATAATTATTAATTTTTTATAATCTATAATATATAAATGAGTACAATAAAGAAAAAAATTATTGCTATATCTGATGTTGAAGGTTTTGAGATAAATTCATCTATACCAGAAAGTTGTAGATGTACAGATGAAAAATGTTGTAAAGATAAAAAATGTGAAACATGCTCTGGTACAGATATTTATATTTGTGGTGATTTAATTGACTCTACAGCAATACCAGGATTTAAAAATATTTATGAAGGTAAAATATTTTTAATTTTTTAAAATATGAAAATATAAAATTAATATTTGGTAATCGTGATTTAAATAAAATTAAATGTAAAATTTTAAATAAATTAAATGGTAATACATTAGAAATAAACAATTTTAATGAAGGTAATATTGATTTATCGTATACTGGATATGAAAATTTAAAAAAAGAAATTAATAAAATTGAACCATGGTATGCTGATATTAAAAACTGGTATACTTTTTGGTTGCCTTTAAAAATTGGTGAAGGCAAAGATTGGTTAGATAATAAGTTTAATGATAATAATATATTTTTAAAAAGATTTTATGATATTTTTGGTCCTGATAATGCAAAAGATAATGGTGGTTCAATGAATGCAGGTAATTTACTTAATACTATACCACTTGAATTAAAAATTAATGATGATAAAAATAATAATGATTATAAAGCATTTATTGTATTGGCAATATTTAAAAGTTTACTTTTAAAACCTGATGTAACAAATTTCAATACTCTTGATTGGAATAAAATTAAAAAAGAAAACTCTAATTTTTGTAGAGGATGGCTATACCAATTATACGTATCAGACAGATCTTTTATTTGCAAATATGAAACTGATAAAACAAATATCTATTTATTTTCTCATAGTGGCTTAGCTAGAAATATTATTGAGAAAGCTCCAAGTATATATGATGAATTAATTGGATTATTTAAATCAAAAACTAATCTATATAATTTATTAACTGATGTAAGTTATTATTATAACAAACCTACTTTAACGGGTGGTTATTATGCTGATGATAAAACTTATTTAAAAATCAAAGTTGAAGAAATAAATAATTATTTTAATTCAAAAATTAAAACAGTATTAGATGATGAAAGTTATCAAAAACTACCAACACCAGATATGTTATTTTTAATGTGTATGGTTACAATATTAGATAGTAAAGAACTACAGGCAAAATTTCCTAAAAAATTTGATAATTTAGATTTTGGTAAATTAGAATTATTAACTCCTGTTCAATCAGGATTTGGTATTATGAGAAATAAAGAATATAATTTCTTTGTTGAAGGTTATAATCTTTATCAAATTTTTGGACATAAACCATTAGGTTTTGGTACAACTATTAATTTTATAAAAAAAAATGAAAATACAAGATTACTATTAATTATATTAGACACATCAAATACTTTTAGAGCTACAAGTATAGATAAAAATTATAAAGAATCTTATAATTATTTTGAAATTAATTCATCATCTAATCCAAAAAATACATCTAATATTAATATTATTGAAGACACTGACAAAAATAAAGATGGTAAACAAAATTTTGAATTCTTAAAATTTGATATTACTAATAATAAAAATAATGAAATTAGTAATAAATTTTATTATTCATCTGATTTAAATATTAATAATATTCAAATTGAAGAAAATAAAATTGATGGAGAATTTAGAAATTATATTAGAAAAGCAAATGGTAATGAAACATATCAAGTAAATTTTCATGGTTACAAAGAACGTGCTAATGAAAGAGATTTTATATTTTCTATAAATTATGGAGCTTATGATAAATCATTATTTTATTTAAATAAAAAAGATTTTGAATATTTTTTTAATACATCTATTAAAGTTTCTACTAGTGTTCCTATTAAAGTTCCTACTAGTGTTCCTACTAGTGTTCCTCCTAAAGTTACTCCTAGTGTTTCTACTAGTGTTCCTATTAAAGTTCCTACTAGTGTTCCTATTAAAGTTCCTACTAGTGTTCCTCCAAGTGTTCCTCCAAGTGTTCCTGATATTATTAAAAATGGCGGCTACTATGAAAAATATCTTAAATATAAAAATAAATATTTACAACTAAAAAATATCATTTAAATGAACTAATAAATTCCCAATTTAGATATGAACAAATTTTTCTCCAAATTTCGTCATTTTCCATTAATTTATTAGGATCTTTATGTAAAGTAAAACAATCTAATAAATGATCTAATTCCAATAATTCGCAAAATTTATATAAAACATAGGAATATGATAAAAAATTTTTTCGATTGGGTTGTTTATAAATTTCCCACGGTATTTCAATTTTTGTAAACATTTTTATAAATATTTTTTCCATATCTCTTGTAATTTTTGGTGGTGGTAAATTACTTAATTTATTAATTATATAATGAATATGTTCATAATATGAATTATAACCTAATTTCTTTAATATTGTTTTCATTTTTTTTTTATTTAATTCTGAAAAATCAATTATTCTGTTTTTATTTAATTCAATAATAATATCTTTATAAATATTTTCTGGTATTTCTGGAGACTGTTTTGCTTGAAATTGATTTAGCCATTCTCTAAAATGATTAATTCTTCTATATGGTGAATAGTCTTTTATTTGTCGATCTTCATCCAATATAATTTCTTCAACACTACCACAACATTGGCATACATATGCTGAAACACCATAGTCAAGTATTTTTTCTAGATTACATTCTTGACAATATTTTATTCTTTTTGATCCATCATCTAACTTAATTCTTACTCCTTCAATTCTTTTATAATATTGTTCAAATAAATCAGCTCTATTAATATCATTATTAACAGGATTAATTTCTTTTTTTTTACCTAAAAATTCCATAATATTTCTTGATTCTTTAACTTGATTCTTATTATCATCTCTTAATTCGTAATATTGTATAATCAAATCACCAGTTTTATCATAATAATCCATCTCATTAAAATTTTCTATTAACTCAATATTCATATTATTTAATTGATCTTTTTGATTTAACAATTTTGCACGATTTTTTAAATCTTCTAATGTAAATTTTTCTCTATAAGTTTCCATTTCAGTTAATTTAATATTTATTAAATCTAATTCTTCTTGATTTTCAGTCATTTTATTTTTATCATTTTGAAAATTTTTAATAATTTCTTTATGTTTTTTATCTAATGTTTGTGATTCTTTTATATTTTGAATATTATTTTCTATTTTTTTTGAATCATTCTTTATTTTGAATGACATATATAATAATAATGTAGAATTAACTTTAAATTGAAAATTTTATTTATATTCGTTTATTTTACATTATTATTCTTAATTATTTTAGTTAAAATAGTTAAAGAGTTATAATATTGCTTTTTCTATAATATCAAAAAGTTGTTTCCAGTCAATATCTTCTCTTTGCCATGTTAGATTAATATTTTTATCTATTAATGGTAATAAATTAATTTTAATGTTATTATTTTTTTTTATAATAAAATATTTTTCATTTGAATTAAAAAGAATTATTAAATTATAATTAACATTTTTATTTATTTTTTTTAATGCTTTTTCAAATTCGTCAGCTAAATTATTATTTATAAATAATTCTTCAGATTCAACTCTATGTATAAATATTAATTTTTGATTTGATTTAATTAAATTTATTAATCTTTCAAATCTTCTTTTATATTTATTTATAAAATTATCTAATTCTCCATCAGCATTTTTAATAAAATTATTTATTAAAATATCATGACGAAAATATAATGTTAAATTCTTATTTTCAAAATTTTTTAATTTAATTAAAATTATATGTGCGTATGTTTGTTGATCAATAATAAAATTTTCTTTATTTAATATACTATCTAAATTTGATAAATTTAATATATGAATAATACATTCAAAATCAGTTCTTATCCAATCAAAAAATTGTGTTTTTTTATTTTCATTAGAATATTTTTTTATATTAAAAGCTATATCGCAATGTCTACCTAAAGATAAATACATATGCTCTAATTTAAATTAGATTTTTTTATCTAATTCATTTTTTATAATAAATTTATTAACAATAATTTTAAAATGAATTAGATAAAATATAAATAATTAAAGTAAAATTATTGAGCATAAATTATTAAATAAAATTTAAAAATTTTATCTAATAATTGTATATGATTAAAAATTTTATTTGTATTGAAAATAAAAATATTACTAATAGAAATGCTGTTCAAATTATTAGAAATGATGATATTTTTCAATCTGATTTTAAAAAACAACTACATTTTGAAAATTTAAATGAAATTAAAGATTATTTAATTAAGATGATAAATCATTTTAAAAAACCAGAAAGTGATAAAAATATAATTATGTTTAGAATATATAAATTACAAATTGAATTAATAAATTTTGAACTAAAAATTAATGATCCAAAAATAGCATTTGAAATATTAAAAATATTATTTGAATTTAATGCAAATTCTACAAGTTTTATTTATTATAATATTTATAAATATTGTATAGTTATTATATTTAATAAAATTTTTAATGAAAAATTAATTGAAATTAAAAATAAATTAATGTATGAAATAAATTTTTTTGATTCTTTGAATAATTGTTTTTTAAATGATGTTAATAAAATACCATTGTATAATAATGAAATTATAAGAGATATTAAAATAATAGAACAAAATTTAAATAAAATTATATTTTTTATAAATAATGATGAAAATATTTTATTTGAAAAAATATTTAATAATTATCATAATAATAAATTAATTAATATATTATTTGATCCAATTTTATTTGATAATGATAGTATAAATTTAAATAACTATAATTTAGAGAATTTGCTTAATAAAGAAATAAAACAAATATGTA